TATGCTAGACAAAGACAAACGCGTTGCGGATGCGTTTAAGGAAGCGGCCAAACTATATAAAGAATACAACGCAGGGTTGCTGGATTTCCTTGTTCAGACAGGCTTCTTGTCGAAAGAGAAAGCCGCTGAGTTGAAGGCGATTGACTACATCCCGTATTACCGCGTCAAGGCTGGTGAGTTGCAGTTGTTTGTGGACAAAGAAAAGCCGATTCGTATTGCCAATATCAAGGACCAGCCTGAGCTACATTCGTTGGTAGGTGACAACGAACAGATCATGCCGATCTTTACCAGCGCGGTACAGAATGCGTTTATTTTGACCAACATGGGTTTGCGCAATCAGGCTATTAAGGACACGTCGTTCTTGCTAAAGCGCATGGGCATTGCCAGCAAGTTGGGCGAAGGCGTGGGTCCGAGCAGCCCAGACACTGTTCGTTTTAAAGTTGAAGGCAAGGACTACTTTGCAACCATTGATACCAACGAGTACGGCATTCCGGCTGAGTTGATTGTCAAAGGCATGGAAGGTATCAAGACCACCATTCCCGCAGCAGTGCGCTTAATGGGTATCCCCGCCGACTACTTACGCACATTCGTCACACGCAATCCTGCTTACGCAATTCGCCAAGCCTTCCGTGATCCGCTGACTGCCCACATGTCTACAGGCATGGACGGTATCCCCGTGCTGAATTCCATGAAAGAGTTAGCCAAGATGGTGGCGGGGCGCAGCGAAGAAGAGCGCAAACTGATGGCGGCGGGGGCAATTAGCAGTAACGTGCTGACTGGTGATGAGAAGGATATGCAGAAGGCGCTGCGCGACATTACCACCGGCAAGTCTGGCTGGACAAAGTTGATGGCGAAAGCCGATGCGTTTGCGATGCAAGGCGATGCTGCAACTCGCGCTACTATTTACAGGGATTCTATCGCCAAAGGCATGTCTGACATGCAAGCGTATCTGCGCACGCTGGAGTCAATGAACTTTAGTCGTCGCGGTTTGTCGCCTAGCATCCAGATGATGTCTACGCTGATTCCGTTCTTTAACGCGCAGATTCAAGGTCTGGACGTACTGTACCGCACGTTTACAGGCAAGTACGGTGGTATGCCATACCACAAGCAGCTAGAAGTCAAAAAGAAAATGCTGATGCGCGGCACGCTCATGGCTGTGGCAACACTGGCTTACGCTATGGCGATGGAAGACGATGAGGCGTACAAACGCGCCAAGCCGGAAGAACGTCTGGGTAACTGGTTTATACACACGCCGTTCTCAGACGAGCCGTTGAAGGTGCCTATCCCATTTGAATTTGGCTATCTGTTCAAAGCGTTGCCTGAAGCCGTGTACAACCTCGCAGCAAAAGACGAGCGCAATGACGACATCACCAAAGGCATGATTAAACTGGTTGGGCTATCGAACCCGTTTGCGTTGCCAGCGGCAATTAAACCCGCTACGGAAGTCATACTTGGTAGATCATTCTTTGGGGGCGATATTGAGTCGATGCGTGAGCAGCACACCATGCTACCGACTGAGCGGTATCGCGCCAGCACAACGGAACTCTCGAAGCTGCTTGGCAGTCTGACAGGCGACGCGGGGTTAACCCCGATCAAGCTGGACTACCTGATTCGCGGTTACACAGGCGGTCTGGGTATTGCGATGGTGTCTATGGCCAACCCTATACTGAACACCGAACTCGGCAGAGATGTCGCCGAGCCGACGACCAAGACAAGCAAGTTGCCGTTTATTGGAGGGCTGTTCCAGCCGGTAGAAGGAAGGGGCACGCTAGACGCTGCGTACGAGCGTATGCTGGAGATTCAGCAAGCGACCGGGACATTCAAGCGACTGCTTGAGTCCGGTAAGAGGGCAGAAGCGAAAGAGTTCTTGGAAGATTACCGCAGCCAGATTGCGTCCATATCGGTCTCTGGCGCTGTACAGCAGCGGTTAGGTGAGTTGGCAAAGTACAAGCGTATGGTAATTGAGACACCGAAGCTGACCACCGAGCAAAAAGACGTGCTGCTAGAGAAGATCGATACGCAGCAGTATGAGTTAGCTAGGCGTTTTGTTGACCTAACCGAAAGAACCACACGCCAATGAGTCCGTCCTTGACGCCTACCGTAGCGCGGGCGTCAAACAACCGATAGCGGAGGGCATCTTGCAGCCCTTCCGCTCGGATGACTTGTGTATCTAAACAGGGAACGAAAAACCCCTGACCGCGTTCAAGCTGCGACCAAGGGTATTTGATGCGTAAATTCGTCATCGTCAATACGTCTTGAAATTTTGATGACAGCCACGCGCATTTGGGGACCTTTAGTTTTAGCCATCATGTCTTTACGTGCCATGTAAGTGACAGTAAACATCTTTTCAAGCTGCCGTTTGAAGTCAGCAAAACCAAAGCTCATCGACGAGCAGTACGACTTCAGCAACCGCTCTTCAATAAAGTAGTCCACATGGCCGGGGGTAAAGCCGTGTTCAACGCGCCCCATAATATTAGACCGCGCTGTTGACGCGTCAATAACATCTCCGTTACCTAGTGCTGCCATTAACGAGCCTGCGTCCTGTTTAACAATAATGAAGTTGCCGTAGTAGTCCCGTGTGTATGCGTTCAGCACGTCCTCGGCGGTGCGGCTGGTGCTACGGATATTGCCCCGCATATAGTTCACGGCGTGGTCAAGCTCCTGCATGATGGGTTCTAGTGGGAAGTCAACAATCCCTGCCTTCTTGCTGCCCATCAATATCGCTGCGGCTACCTGCGCCCCGATACCCGCCATCCAGAAACGCTCATCGTTGGTTGCGCCAAAATCTTTGTACATGCGCTTGATGATCTGTGGTGTAGTTTCTCTAAGCTCATCGGTATTGTTGACCATGTACTGAATCATCATCTCGCCTGCGATGCCGTAGTTGGTTGGCAACAGCTTAATAATCTCAACCTCATCGCCATGCCAGCGCAGCACTTCGCTCATAACAAATTCAAGCACGCGCCGCAGTTCGCCTTCCGCAGCATGCTTACGGTCGCCGCCAAAGAAGTCAACAACGTGGGTGTTGGATGACATGATGGCCAGCGACATCCACGTCAGCAGGTTCAAGCGTTCGCGGTTTGCGCCCGCTTCCATACGTTCCTTGCCTTTGCCTTCAGTCATGTCTAGCAAGAAGCCTGCGAACCACTCGAAGTTCTCTCGGTTCTTGCTGGTGATTTCGTCGGTGATAAGCGGCAGGCTGTGCAGCATACCCAGACGCTGCTGCATGGCGATGGGGGATGTGCCCTTACCCGTGCGGTACTGCACCGGATGCCCCCAGATCGACGCTGCGCCTTCCAGCGCCAGTGATTTACCCGTACCAGACTCGGTAGAACCGCAGTGGTAAGTCAGCCCGTAGATGCCGGTGAAGCGCATCAGCGGGGCGGCAGCACCAGCTAAGATGATCGTCAGCACTTTGTACATGCGCTTCTTAATCAGCAGGTTGATGAACGCACGCCAGTTCTCAATAGTGCCTCGGGGCTGTGTGTGCATGACCAGATTCTCTAGCCCGTCCATCGGCACAGCGATAGCACCCTTGCGGCTGTAGATTTTTCCTGCAAAAACAAACGTCTCGTCTTCCTGCCAGCCAAAGCTGTGCGGCACAATGATGGGCGCTTTTTCAGTACTCATTTTCTCCACCGATGCTCGAACGTAATCAAACAGGTTCTTGTCATTACCCATGCCAAACGCCGCCAGCACATTCTGGTTGGCTAGATGCTTGACGGTCTCATCCTTACTAACCACAGCTTTCTGAGGCAGCTTGACCGTTTGTGGCCCTGTCGGGCGCATAGCCATCATGTGTACTGTGTGTTCGCCGTTAACATTCAAAATGTCGACCGGAAACAGGTCGTACGGAGTCAAGAGAATCTGGCGCTTGATCTTGTTGCCTTCAGCGTCTTCATCTTCTCGCTCTACAAAAACCCCTCCTTGTGTACCGTAGGCGTACCCCCGAGGGGGTTCCGGCCTAACAACAGATGTGCCTTCGGTCTCAACGACTTTTTTCGCCCTGTCTACTGCGTACTCCCGCCCTAGTATCAAGGGGTTAGTGATCTTGCCCCAGTGCTGACAGCTAACACAGATGCCGGGGTTTTCGCTGTCGAACTTAGTGCAGGGGTATGGCCCTTTGATTTCCCGCAGCTTAGTGTGCATACGCTCTTCGCTGTACGGGTGCATCTGAGACAGCCAGACAGCCGCCTCATCCGCTTCTTCGCACTTCTGAGCAATCGACAGCAACCCCCGCCACAGCGGTTCCATACCATCCTCAGCAGCGTTTTCACAGTAGTATGCGAGTTGTCCGCAGCCTAGCCCCTGCTGCGTCTTCTCAACGATGAGCTGGAACTTGGTGACGCTGTTCTCGAACAACTTTACTGCTGTGGTAGTAGTTGCCGCCTTCGGTCGCTGACCGGGGAGTTCAATGACGTTGTCAGGAGGCACAGGTCTGGTTTCATACACCGTACCAGATAAGTGTTTCGCAACAAGGTCTTTGATGTCTTGCAGTTTAAACACGCTGCCTGCGTTCATGAAGCGAACTTGCGTGACACCGCGCACCGCTACACGATTTTTAATGCCCGTGTTCGTTGTGCCGGGGATACGCATGATACGAGCAGCGTCGCCGGTTACAGTCGCATCGATACCTAGCTTCTTTTGAAAGCACAGGCGTTTTAATTGCTCAGCCACTGGCTTCCACTCACTGACCGGCACGGCTTCTTCCAGCGGCCAGTATGCGTGTACTCCGCCGCCTGAATGTACCAGCCAAGGGTCGCCCAACGCTGACAACCCCACCTCTTCCGAGAAACGCATGAGCGCCTCGAATCCCGCTTTAGCAGAAGGGTAAGCTTTGTCTTTGATGGTGCCATCTTTGTCTGGTAAATCCAGCTTATGATTGCAATCAATGTCGATAGCGATGCACTTAAGCATCTCAACATTGCTTGCCTCACGAGACCTATTGTTTTTAAACGTGCCTAACGCAAAGTAGCTGTCATACCCTTGCTCTCTCCATTTGTTTAGTTCTGATTCAGCAGCTTCGATTGTCTCGAAGAACCGATGCTCTTTCTTTTTTGTAAGTTCTACCAAGCAGTAATGACCATTACCCGCTGGTGGCAGAACTGCCGCTAAAAACTCAAGCGGGGCCATAGCAGTCCTTTATTGTTCTAGTCAAACAGCGGTAGTTGGTTTGCGTGCTTCTTGTAGTCCGTCGTATGTACGGGGTACTTTTCGACAAACGACGCTAAGCGGCGTATCAGTTCTTTCTGAAAATCTATAGGCATGCCTGCGTCTGGTTCAAACATCAGCAAGGATGCACTAAGCAATTCTTTATCGGTTAAGGCTTCAGGCCGTACTCTTGACATATTTTTCTCCATGCTTCATCTGCGGTTTTAGAGTGCTGCATAATTTTTAGCAGCAAATCAACTCGTGGCTGATACGCCACAAAGACTTCCTTTCCTGCAAACCAGTTGTACACAGTCTGGCGTGTTACCCCCAACGCGTGCGCAATCTTAGTCACAGGAAAATCTAGGTGAACTGCCCAACGCCCGAGTTGATTTCCCGGTGTCTTAGGTGCAGCCATAATTGCGTGAATGGTTTTGTGTGAATAAGCCATAGGTTTACTTTGTGGTTAAGGGTGCGGGGTCACTGCGGAATGGAGCCAAAACGTACCTGAAAAGGACCGCAGCCCCCGCTGCCGGTGTTATATGCGCCACCTCCGGCTGGGCTAGCCGCGTTTTATTCCCAGTCGGCAACTAGCTCAGATAGTGCAGACTTCTTAGCGGGTACAGCGTTGGGCTTAGCGCCTGTCTTACGAACTTCCGGCTCGGAGTCGTCAGTCTCTTCGACCTTCGCTTTCTTAGCCTTCGGTTTCTCCGCTGCTTCAGCCACAGCCGCAGGAGGAGTGCCTGCCAATGCCAACGGTGCTGCTTTAGTCACCCCATCAGCTTGCGCCACAGTCATCACAACTGCACGATTTGCTTCCGGCGTGCTGGCTTGGCGCAGCACCGCTTCGTACTCGTCGTCTGTCAGCCAACGCATCGGTTGGAAGAACAGCTTAGGCGCTTCGGCAGTAGTATCAAAGCGCATACGCGTGACGATCTGCTCTGGATTGATTGGCGGGTTCTGCATCGCCAAGTACCGTGCGTATGCTTGTAGCGGACGCTTCTCTGCATCTTCCTTACCAAAGATAGAAGTCGCAGGGAGTGTTACTTGCAGCACGTCGCCTTCAGGGTTGTTTGCCAGCACAACAGCTAGACGCTGCTGGTATCGACAAGCACGGCTATTGCCGTTGCCTGAACCTGCTTTGTTCTGCTCACAGTCGATGCAAGTCAACGACTGCTTGTTCTCCGCAGCGGGATCAGGACGCTCCCCATCGTTCGACCAGCAATCCGGTGGCGCGTGGTTTTCCCCATCGTACTTAGCCATGTAAAAAATACGGCTAATCTTTGGTGCGGCTTTGACGATAACAACATCAAGATGTCGCTCGTCAATTGCTGCAATCTCTTTGCCATTGGCCAAGAGACGAAACACACCGCCTTTGATTGACAGGCGTTTGGTTGGTGTGCCCATACCACCAGTTAGCGCACGGGCGGTATCAGACATCTCGTTGTTACGTGCAAAAGCAGGAACATTAGCGGGATTAAATAGCGTTACGTTAGTCATATAAAGTCTCACTTAGATGGTTTAGTAACTCGGATTTCAAAGTCCGAGAAGGCGTTTAGTCCGGGCGGTACTTCACCCGGATTTTCTTCGAGAAACCGTGCCATGTTGCTTTGGGCAATACGCTTCTCCAACAAGTCGACAACGTCGTGCTCGACAATAAACTTCTTGAACGAGTCCCAGTCATCGGTGCTGTAGCGCGTCTTGTGAACCATTGACACAGTTCCGAAGGCGGTGCGAACAGATGAAACACCCAACGCTTTCATCTGATCTTTCATTGCAAATCGGAGTTGATCTTGCTGCGCTTTGAGTTGTTCTAACTTAGTGTCGTACTCTTGCGTCAGCGTATCAATCTCTGCTTTTATCTTGCGATATACCTTCGCAAGTCTGTCGAGCGGAATTATCTCGTCTGACATTTGCTTCTCCGTATAGTTTGTCTAGGATTGGACAGATTACTGTGTTTTAGATCGGCATGCAAGCCCCTTTCACGAGTTTATTTCAGTATTAAACAGTTGCGTCAGCAGTGCGTGGTCAGTCACTTTGTCTTGCAAAGCTTTAAACATTTTGCGTTCTATTGGACTGCCCTGAATATGTATGACAGTCACCTTGTCGGAGTCTTGCCCTTTACGATCAGCTCGTGCAATGCACTGCGTGTATTGCTCAACAGACATCAACGGACCGTAGAAGACCACCGTGTCGGCAGCGGTCAGGGTGATACCGTGCGCAGACGCTTGAGGCTGCATGACCAGCACACGCGGGTTGGCCTCAGCTTGGAAGCGGTGAATGATGTCTGCGCGTTTGCGCGGCGCAATGCTGCCGTGTATGGCTTCATTAGCTATATTCTTTTTTGTTAAGTGTGTTTGAATAGTGTCAATAGAGCTGCGGAATAAAGCGAAAATGATAACTTTGCGTGACGTTTCTTCGAGTATTTCTTCCAGTACAGATAGGCGTGGGGCGGCATCAAACTCAATCACTTCTTTCTCGTCTGTGTACGCTGCACCGCAAGATATTTGCAGCAGCTTGGATACGCCTGCGGCGGCATTAACTGCCGTGATGGTTTCTCCTGCTGCCTGCACGAGCATGCGCTCTTTCAACAGGTTGTAGTACTTGGCCTGTTGCGGTGTAAGTGGTACGTCTCGCGCCATCGTTATAACCGGCGGCAAGTCAAGGCACTGCTCTTTCGTGTAGCGAATCGCAGGTTGCAACGCTTTGTGCACTTCATCGGCAGCACACGATTTCGGCGACCACTTGAACTGCGTTACTTGCGTCATCACCTTGTCGCGCCAACCAGTAAAGAACCTCGGCACTCCATCTGGGTTGACCAGCTTAGCAAGCCCATACGCATCAGCAGGCGACTGCGAAGCTGGCGTACCGGTCATCATCCACAGATACGTGTTGGCGGTCAAGATTGATTGCAGTGTTTTCCAACGCTTAGTAGTTACGGTCTTGTATGCGTTTGCTTCATCAACAATCACTAAGTCGAACCTACCATCGTTGCGTACCTCGTCAGCAATTAAGTTGAGTCCGTCATAGTTCGCTATGACAAACTCGTAGTTCTGTTGAACCATCTCAATGCGCCGACTAGCTTGCGAGTGGTGCGCTACAACGGCAGTACGATGAATGATGCTGCTGTTTAAGTCACTTAACCACGCACTTTGCATGATTGACAGCGGGCATAAAATCAAACACCTGCGAACCGCGCCTCTCTCCATAAGATAGTCAGCTGCCCAAAGCGCCGAGAGAGTTTTACCCGTGCCGGGTTCCGAGAATACGAAAGCCTTCTTGTTAAGGGTGAGGAACGCCGCTGTTTCAATCTGGTGAGACATGGGCTTAAACCTGCCCGGCCACTCATAACGGCGAGTAATCGGGGACGGGACATCTTTGACTCCAAGATTCTTAAGAACACGCGCTTCATCTAACCCCCAGTAAACGGCAATCTCTGCGCTTCCGTCAGAGAACGTGTTAATAATTTTGTGCTTCGGTATTACTTGGTACTTGTGCGGATTTTGCGTTTTAAATAGCAGTGCTTTGTCTTCAATTATTTGCATCATAGTTCTCCGTTATTTCTTCTGCGAGAGCAAGCACGTATGGTCTAGCTGGTTGCAACCATGCAGCATGCTGTCGTTGTCTTCGTAAGTACTTCCG